AGGCGTTGTAAAGAAATAAGGAGAAAACGATGGCAAGAACCGAAATGAATCATCAACAGATCGTGCGGACTGGTTTGGAGCAAACGTATGCAGCTGCACATGCAGATGGCAACAAGTTCTCAAACGATGGGCGCATGTTCCTGCATGTGAAGAACGGTGCGGGCGCTCCGATCACTGTCACGATCCAGACACCTGGCACGGTGGATGACCTGGCTGTGGCAGATCAGGTTGTGACGGTGACCAACGGCGAAGAACGAATGATCGGTCCGTTCCCGCCCAATATTTATAACCAGGATGATCGCATGGTGTATGTGGATTATTCCAGCGTGACCACGATCACTGCGGCTGTGCTGAGACTGTAACCCCACCAGCGACGGAGTATGTGATGTCGTTTGAAAACTTCCTGAACCAAACCTGCACGATCAACCGCCCAACGGCGGATGTGACGCCCGATCGCTACAACGCGAATGCCTATTCTGATGTTGCGGTGGGTGCGGATGTAAGCTGCCGGTTGATCGAGAAGAGCGTGAAGATGATGAACGCACAGACTTCGGAATATACGTGGGTGAAGGCGAAGGTTTTGCTTTTGCCTGCCAGCGTGACGGTGAATCCGAAGGATGAGGTGACGATCGGGAGCCTGGTGTATCGCATCGTGCAGCCGTTGGTGCGCCAGCGCGGGAATAGCCAGCATCATGTCTCTTGTGTTGTGGAGGTGATCAATGGGTGATTACCAGTTGGACTGGCGCGGCGATGATGCGAAGCGCGAGGTGATGCAGAATGTGGCGCAAGCCTGGGGTGAGTTTGGGCTGGAGGTGGAAGGCGAGGCAAAGCGTGAGCTGAGGCGCGGTCATGGTGTGGAGACGGGCACGCTGAGGCGAAGCATCCATGTTGGGGAAGCCGGGTACGACTGGGGCGGTGATGATGTGGCAGCTGGGCAAAGCTCACCAGAGCGGGGCGGGGCACTGGTCACGCCGGAAGCGGATAGTGCTACGTTGTCGCTTGAGGTGGGCAGCGGGCTGAAGTATGCAATGCCGGTGCACCAGGGTCATCATTCGTTTCAGGGTTATCACTACCTGACGATCGGGTTGAAGAAGGCAAAGGCGAAGTTGGACGCTATCTTGAGAAGGCACAGGTTACAGAGATGATCGATCCGTTGGAAGCTGCGATCAAGTTTTTGTTGGCACGCTCAGAGTTATCTGGGTTGAGTTCGCGCATCGCTAATAAGCATAAGTATGGCGAAGAGTGGACAACGGCGCAGAGTTCGATGGTGGTGATCTTAGATGATAGCGACCCGAATCATTATGTGCCGGTGCATGATACGCGGCTCGAGATCTGGTGCCTGGCTGAGACAGATGCCGCTGCAATGGACCTATGGATGACTCTGGTGAGTATTTCGCGCACCCGAGAGCGCGTGACGGTGAGCACTTCGCAGGGGACGGCTTTGGTGTATTCGTTTTTGCCAGAGAGTGGTCCTTCGTATTTGCCGATGCCTGAGACGGAGCTGGAGATGATCAAGCGAGTGTTGAGTTTCTGGCGTGTTCAAGTGGCAGAAGTGCCTGTTGTGTAGTGCATGGTGAAAGGAAACGTGTATGGAAGAACCAAAAGATAACAAAATCTTTACCCCGTCGCTGAATAAGGCAAAAACTGTGAAGGTGAAGATCAATAAAAACCGTGAAATTACCGGTGTGGGTAAAGCCGGTGATGTCGTTCCGATGGATGAAGCCACTGCGGAGAAGTATGAGCGCGATGGTTACGTCACAATTTTGAAGGAGAACTGAGATATGGATGCTTTTTCACTTATGACCGGTGTTGGCACGTTGTACATCGCTGATGCCTTGACCGCTCCGCCCTCATTGGGTGCGTCCCCATCGGGGTCGTGGCGCGATCTGGGCGAAACTCAGGACGGGGTTGAAGCGGACCCCAGCCAGAAGATCGAAGAGATCCGCGTGGATCAACGCACGGGACCCGTCAAGGCAGTGCGCACTGAGGAAGGTCTCAAGATGAAGACCAAACTCGCCTTGTTGACCGCTGAGAATCTCGCCGATGCTTTGGGCAACCCTGTGACCGATACTGCACCTGGTGCAGGCACGATCGGCACGCGCAAGGTCAACCTGTATCGTGGCGCGACGGTTGCGGAGTATGCGCTGTTGTTCGAAGGCGATTCGCCTTATCTGGATGGTCCGGGATATTTCTACATCCCGCGGGCGTACATCGACCCGGATGCCATCAAGTTCGACAAGGGCAAGAACGCTGCGCTTCCGCTTTCATTCATTGCTTTGGAAAACCTGAGCGCGTCTTCTGCTGAAGAACGCTTTGGATATTTCATCGCCAAGGATGCCGCGGCTCTGTAATTTATCTACCCCTCCTTGGAAGAGGAGGGGTAAGGAGATTGTATGGAACAAGAAAACAATAACAGCGTGTTGAACCTCGATGAGGTTTTAGGCGAAACAAAGCTGAAAGTGCGGCTGATGAATGGAAAGGAATATCCGATCCGTTCGGTGAATAGCTTAACCCCGCAGGAGTTTGGGCGCGTGATGGCATATGGCACAAAGTTTGCGAGCTTGACCGAAGATGAATTCACTAACAACGGTGAGACCGTGCTGAAGTCGATTGACGACGTGATCGAGATCATTGCTCCATCGCTGCCGCGTTACAAGCCCACTCTCAAAGAAAGATTTACGCGCGGCTATAAGCGCCGCTTTGCTGTTTCTCTGCAAGAGGCAACGGCGATCATGCAATTCTGGACGGAAAAAAACCGCTCAAAAAACGCGCTGGGGGCAGTGAAACCGAAGACGAAGAAGAGACCCCGCTAGATTTTGCGGAAGTTTTTACAAATCTCTCGTTTTGGTATCACCTGCCCTATTCTGACATCAGAAACATGCCCCTGTCTGCCATTGAGCTGTACATGGGCAAACTCGAAAAGAACCGCGCGGTCTGGCGGATGATGTTGGGAGAGGCAGCCAAACTCCCGCATTTGAAAGAAGACGACCAACATGAATGGGCGCGTGAGATCGAAGAGAAAGTTAATGATGGGAAACGACCGGTCAAGGTCGCATCTCCTGTGGCGCTGAAGTTAATCGGTATCGGCATAAGGAAATAGCAAATGGGCAGTCTTGGTGAAGCCGTCCTTGATCTAACAGCGGATCCTTCAAAGTTAGATCAAGGACTTACAGAAGGCAAAGGGAAAGTCACTGGTGCGCTCGATGGGTTGAAGGGCGTATTCGGCGAAGCAACCGGCACCATGCTGGGTCAACTGTCCGCGTCTGGGCTGAGAGACCTGGGGCAGGGCATCATCACGGTTGGGAAAGATATAGCAGCATCCGCGCTCGATGCGGAGCAGGCACAGGCGCAGCTCAATGCTGTGCTTACCTCTACTGGTGGCGCAGCGGGTATGACCGCAGACGAGTTGAATCAACTTGCTGAGGCATACGCTAGCTTAACTATGTTTGACGATGAAGCGATCGTTGGAGCTGAGTCGGTTCTTTTGACGTTTACGAATATTGGTGAGAATGTATTTCCGCAAGCATTGGAAAGCATCCTTGATGTAAGCCAGGCATTAGGTCAAGACCTGCAAACGTCTGCAATCCAGATCGGCAAGGCGTTGAACGATCCCATTGAAGGCATGGGAGCGTTGAAGCGTGTGGGCGTCAGCTTCACGGAAGATCAGGAAAACCTGATCAAGTCGCTGGTGGAATCTGGCAATGCGATGGAAGCGCAGAAGATCATTCTTGCCGAATTGCAAAAAGAATTTGGTGGGAGCGCAGAAGCGGCCGGTGAGACGATGGCTGGGCAGCTTGCCATCCTGAATAATGAATTTGGGAACGTAAAAGAAGAACTTGGCACGGCATTTCTGCCTGTGTTGAAAGACCTGGTAGTGATTGCTAAAGACCTAATGCCTTATCTCAAGCAGGGTGTTGAATGGTTTAGCGGCTTACCAACTCCTGTAAAAACAGGCGTGGTTGCATTCCTGGGATTAATTGCTGTGCTGGCTCCATTGATCGGGGCTATCTCATCCATTGTTTCGATTGCGGGCGTTGTTGGACCGGCTCTTGCCAGCATTGGAGCTGCGATTGCTCCTGTCTTGCCAATTATTCTGGCAGTCGTTGCTGTGGTGGCTTTGCTGTATCTTGCCTGGAAGAATAACTTTGGCGGAATGCGGGATGTGATCAATGGATTTATTTCCATCGCTAAAAGCCTATGGCAGGCGCTGCTTGCTTTCTTGCGCGGTGACACCACTGCAGCGCTGGGTTTTCTACGCCAGGCGTTCGAAACCTATATCAACCTGGCTAAAGCACAGTTCGAACGACTCAAAGCGTTTCTGTCCGGCATCTGGACTGGGCTCACATCCTTCCTGCAAAGTGTATGGCAGGCGGCATGGAATGCGATCGTTGCATACCTCATGGGTAAAGTTGCCCAAGGTGTAAGCACGGCTCAGAACTTTGTGAACAGTATTCGCAATGCGTTCAACATTAACTGGATTGAGATCGGAAAACGGATCATCGATGGAATCGTGCAGGGGTTGAAGAATGGGGCAAGCGCGATCGCTGAAGCGGCGAAGGCAGCGGCAAAGGCAGCTTTGGATGCGGCGAAGAAGGTACTTGGAATTAAAAGCCCTTCGACGGCGTTCATGGAGATCGGTAATTTTTCAGGGACGGGTTTTGTGCAGGGCTTTGCACGGACGTTGACTCCGCAGGCGGTGAGTGGAACGCTGAGCCGCGTTGTTGCGGGGGCGGGGCAGACGCTGAACCGCTCGATGCAGAACAATATCAACATCTATAACCCGTCGCCTGAGCCTGCTTCGCAGAGTGTGGACGGGACGTTAAAGAAGATGTCTTATTTGGGAGTGATCAAATGAGTAGCTGGTCTTTTCGCGGGACGAATCTGGATACGCTGGGGTTCGTGACGCTGGTTAGTGATTCACTAAAGATGCCGAAGCGGCGCGGCGATAACGTGCTGGTGCCTTTTCGGCATGGTCGTTTTCATACGCGGAAATACTTTGAGCAGAGAGCGCTTTCGCTGGGCTTGGAAATCGCAGAAGAGAGCATCGCAGCTCTTGAAGCGAAGATGGACACCGTGAAGGCGTTGATGGGGATGGGGTCGCTGGGAACGCTGGAGCAACAGCTTGATGATCTAAGCGTGAGGAATGCGCAGGCGGAATGTACCGGCGACTTGAACGGTGCGCGCACGTCGCCGGTCTCTATGCGGCTGGTGTTGGACTTTACGATGCCGGAACCTTTCTTCCGTTTGAATACGCAAACCAGTGATACACAGACGATCGATGCCTCACCAAAGACCTACACGCTGAACAACCCAGGCACAGCTGAGGAAACCTTACCGAAGATCACACTCACGGGTCCGCTGGCGAACACGGAGATCACGAATACGACCAACGGTGTGAGCGTGAAATACAACGGGACGATCACAGCGGGTCATTATGTGGTGATCGATGTGAACCCGAGCACCGGTGAGTTTACGGCGGTTACTGATCTGGCTGTGAATGTGATCGGGAACGTGACACACGAAGGCAATGCCGCCTTGCTGGTTTTGGAATCGGGCGATAACGCTATGAGTGTGACTGATGACACGCACACGACCGGGACGGTCAAGATCGAGTTTTACCCACCGTATTTATAAGGACACCCAATGACAACATTTGCTGAATTCAGATTACTGGACCCGGATCTTCAAACCGTTCACGGCATTTTGCCGTTTCAGAAAGGTGACCTATACCTGCAGCTGAATGAGCCAGGAAGCGGGTCAGTGAAGACGGCTTTAGATATTGCCTCGGCAGCGTTGGTTGAATCGGCTGGCTTCATCGAGACACATTATCGGGATGCAGTGAGAGGCGGGTTCTTCGTGGAGAACCTGGGTGAGAGCGATGTCAACGCGGGGGAGGAGGCAGGGCGTGGGCTTGAGATCTCGGGGCGTGGTGCGCTGGCGTTGCTTGAGGATGCGGTCGTTTGGACGGATGGCAGCGGTGCGAACAAACGCATCTACAGTGGCACGCAGGCAGCGATGCTGATCGAACTGATCGAAGAAGCACAGACACGGGGCGGGCTCGCGATCGTGGATTGGGATTTTACGGATACGCTCGATTCGGACGGTGTTGCCTGGACGGATGACTTCCCACTGGAACTGACCGTTGGCACATCGCTGTTGGATGTTGTTCGGCAGATCGCTAAGACTGGGATCGATTTCGAGATGACCCCGGATGGAAGCGGGAACTATGTGCTGAGCGCATACAAAGACGGCATCGGAAGCGATAAAAGTGAGACGGTTTATTTCCGCGTGGGCGTGAACTGCACTGAAGTTTCGCACAGCGAGGCGGGCGGGGGAATTCGTAATGCGCTGCTGGTGAAGTATAAGAACGGATATACGTCTGCGCAGGATGCGACATCCATCACGGCGCGACGGCGAAGAGAAGGTGTGTTAAATTACGACTTTGTACAACGTCCGGACAATGCGGTGACGTTTGCAAATGCAGAGCTGCAGGGGAAGAAGGATCCGAAGAGGCAGATCTCAGTCAAGATCTACGATGGAGCCGGTCCCCGGGCGTTTGTGGATTACATCCTGGGTGACACTATCACCTTGGACACGAGAGGGACGGAGGAAGAGTATCGCATCCGCGGCATCCATCTTTCGTGGGTAGACAATGAACATGCTGAAGTGATCGTTGATCTGAATTCGATGATCCTTGAGAATGAGATCCGCGTGACGCAGGACGTGGACTGGCTGTTGAACGAATGGAAGACCGCGCATGATGCAGGGTTGTTGGAAGTAAGTTTTTGGGCAGCGATCGGGAACCCGAATATCACCTATGTTGTTTCAGACATGTTGATCGTGGGAGACTATTTGTACGTCACTAGCACAGACGGTCATCTCTTGATCTATAGTATCTCTGCCGGAACATGGACCCGCGTGCCGCTTGGATATACCCCCATTTGCCTTGAGCATCTGAATGGATTTATCTATTTAGGGTGTTTTCATAAAGTGTTGAAGTATGAGATTGCTACGGGAACTTTAACCAGTGTTGCTGATGTAGTTTATTCTGACCCACTGCAAGAGTCGGTCTTTGGCATTGCGATATTGGGTAATTATGTCCATTGCATTGGAACGTTTGATTCAATCGGTGGAGTTGCCACGACTGGTAATTCCATGAGATATGATACTGTCGGTGGCACTTGGACAGATACGGGATCAGCTGCGGGGAAACTTTTATCGGATGGCACAAATCTTTATTCTGGGGCGACGGTTTGGGCGGGTGGAACCACCTGGAACGCGCTCGGTACTTCACCGGGTACTATTCTTTGCATGGCAATGTTCGGAACGCAAATCTTAGCTGGCACTTCCACCGGTGATCACCTTTATGTTTGGGATGGTTCAACTTGGGCTACCTTCGGCGGCGGAGTAAGTGGAACAGTTCGTGGGCTGGCTGTTTACCTAACTGACGTTTATGTAGTGGGTAGTTTTACAGACGAAGGAAATTACATTGCGAAGTATAGTGGCGGGGAATGGTGGGCTTTGGAAGATGGGCTGAACGCTTATGCTAGCAAGGTTGTCTTGCACCAGAGCCATGATAATGTGGATCTGTATGTAGGCGGAACCTTCACAGAGGCAGATGGCAAACCAGCATTGAAACTGGCTGCGTATTTCAATAATTTTGCTGCATTAACAGAGTATCTTGAAACGGCAGGCGGTGAATCATTTAATTTAGGTGAAGCCATTCACGCTGCGACGGCAAAAACGCCGATGGTTGGAGCGGATGAAATGCCCCTATGGGACAGCATCACGCAAAGACTGCGGAAAATCACCTGGACGAATATTCTGGCGTCTATCAAAACATACACGGATGGTCTATATGTTGCTCTCACAGGTAATCAAACTGTAGCGGGTGTGAAAACATTTTCCTCTTTCCCTGTAACACCCTCAGCAGCTCCAACAACTGACTATGAAGTTGCTAACAAAAAATATGTAGACGATACATCTGGAGGTGGAGGTACGCCTGGAGGAAGTGATACTGAAGTTCAGTTCAACGATGGTGGTGTGTTTGAAGGAGATACTGAATTCACTTGGAATAAGACTACGAAAGTATTACATCTAGGTCCATCTGATAGAGGTGTAAGGTTGTTAGGAGCCGATGGAGATGTAGATATTTATGCTCCTGATAGTGGGAACCCTGCTTACATTCTTCACTCATACAATGGGGTACCTGCTGTTATCTCATTTGTATCAGAAGGAACTTTGGCATCAGAGCAAGCAGTCTCGCTAGGGAAAGTTTTATTTCAATTTGCTTCCAAAGCATTCAATGGCACTATCTACAAAGACACAGGAAGAATTCGAGCAGTGGCAACTGAAGACCACGATGGCACTTCTGGTGGTATGAAGTGGGAATTCTATTGCGTATCAAATACAACTAACCTTGAGACATTAGTTGCAACGTTCGACCAAGATGGGAATATAAACATTGCCAGCGGGAAACAATATAAAGTGAATGGTAGTCAGCACACCCATGATGCCGGAGATATTGCCAGCGGTAATATTGCAAATGCCAGGCTGGGCAACACAAGATTCTCTCTTCCATTTTCTTCCTACGCAACTTTGGCGTCCCCGATCTCTGCCTCTCCTGCTTTCCCTTATGCTGCAACATTGCCGTCGTTCACCATTTATCCAAAACAATGGTCTCAGGGCGTAGTGACTGGCGCAACGAACAACGGGTCAAACTATTGGAAACTTGAACTTCTCTACACCAACGCGGGTGTAACAACAGTTGCGGCGACTGTCACTACATCCGCTCTAGGAACAAATACAACAGCAGTGTTGACTACAACCTCGTTTGATTTGTGCTCCTATACACAAGGATCCCATTTTCGTGTCGTAGTCAGAGCAACTAAAGTTGGTGCACCTTCTGACCTTAGTGCCCATGGTCCAAACGTGGAATACACATTGTCGTAAAATCAGCTTATTTGCGAGTTAGTTTGAGCTCTGTAACAAAAAGACCCTGCTGATCAGCGGGGTCTTTTTTTGAACAAGAGCGGATGTTGGTAATGTTGCCTATAAAGAGGTGCCCCCACGGGGATGGGTCTTTTAGGCGACATTATTATTTCCGTGAGGGCGGGGTCAAAAGGGGGCGGTGGGTCTGGTGGGCGGAGGAGTTCGGCTAGGGGTGGGAGGAAGTATTCGATGGAGCCGATGAATTGTTTGTCTTCTTTTTTGACGGTGACGCGGTTGATGAAGCCGTGCAGGATGGGGCGCATGGCTTCGAGGGGAAGTTTGCCGCCGAGAAGATCTTCGGTGAGGATCTTGGATGCGGTTTCTATGTCTTGCGGGGTCATGGGTGGTGTGGCTTGATAGCGGGCCTTGACCAGCTCATTGTATTCGGTGAGGATGACTGCGCGTTTGCCTTCGAGGTCGGTGAGCTTGTCCATGAGGGTTTGGCTGCCACCACGATTGGAGATGGCGTTGGCTGTGTTGGCGATCTGGGTGGAGAGCTTTTTCTTTTCGGCTTCGAGGATAGAGAGGCGTTGTGTGCGTTTGCTTTCGCCATGTTGGGCGCTGTGGCTTTCGACTTCGAGCATGGCGGCGAGGCTTTCAGGCAGGAGGATCTGTTGTCGAAGGGTGAGGATGACGGCTTCTTCGAGGGCGCTGCGTGGGACGCGGGATGCGCTGCAACCAGCTTTGCGTTTGGCACGTGAGCAGCGATAGGATTCATCTCTGGTGGTGGTGATGTGTTCGCGGGTGGTGGTGGCTCCGCTCATGGGGGCACCACAGAAGCCGCAGTAAACAAGACCCGATAAGAGGTAGGGTGAGGCGAGGCGTTTGGGATGTCGCTCTTTGGTGCGGGTGTGGGCATAGTCAGCAATCATCTTTTGGACGATGTTCCAGGTGTTGATGTCGATGATGGGGGTGCAGTAGTCTGGGATGATGAGGTCGCCAAATTCGAGGATGCCGATGAAGATCTTATTTGCGAAGAAGGTTTTGTATGAGTTGATAGAGTTGAAGATGCGGGTGTGGGTGTGGATCTGGGAGAGGGTACTGCCTGCGGCGCGCATTTCGAAGGCGGTTTTGATGCGGGGTGTGAGTTCTGGATCGGGGACCCAGCGATTGGCGATGTGGGGTGAGCCGTCTCGCCTTGTCCCTATTGTGACGGGTTCGCGTTTGAAGCCGATGGGTGGTGTGCCTGGGACACAGCCATGTTTGAGGACGAGGTCACGAAGTCCGCGCTTTGCGTCGGTTGAGGTTTGGCGGCGTTTTTCTTCGTTGCTGATGTCTATGAAGAATTCGATGATGCGTCCGTATTGCCCTTCAGGGATGGGATCTGTGAGGGAGTGGACGATGATGTTGCGATTGCGCAGGAGGGCTTTGTAGTAGATGGCATCATCGAGATCGCGGGCGAAGCGGGCATAATTCCAGAGCAGAATTCCCTGGGGACGATCCTCGATGCGACGGGTGATGTCGATCAGTTTGTTGAAGTCATCACGGGTGACGGTGGATCCTCCGGATTTGGCGACGTCTACAAATTTGTTGCGGAGGGTGAGACCGTGTGCCTGGCAGTAGGTTTGGATCTCTGCGAGCTGTTGATCTGTGGAGGCATCTTGGCGCGGTCCACCACTGTCTCGAACGTAGGTGTCTACGATGGAGCCGGGTGGCAGGGTTGATGGTGGTGGGAGATGGGACATTTAGATATTTTTATTTTTTGGGCTGCGTTGGTATTTCAGCTGAAGCTGGAATACTGGTTGGAGCTTCATTTTCGGTCGAGGTTTGAATTTCTGCTTTTTGAATTTCATTCTCAACTTGGGGTTTTATAAACGATCCTATCACTCCCAAAATAGATCCTAGAATTGACAGATACAGCCCGAAGCCTATTGAAACCAGTACACCATCAGCATCGGATGAGTTTTTAAGAGCTCCGGGTTTTCCAAATAGCAATAAGAAAGCCAACACGGAAACGATAATTCCTGGAACTGAATAATTTTTACCTGGTGCAGGCTTTGCTGAAAAGCTGATCAATAAAAGGATGATGCCAGCCCCTGCACTAAATAAACCATCTCCTTCGATGCCTGTTAGGGATTGTGATAATCCTAAGAATGCACTGGTGATAGTAATCCAAGGCATAAATGCACCAATCAATAACATTAATCCTGCAGCGAAAACAAGATTGCGAGGTGAGGTTGGCATAGTTATCTCCTGTATTTATGGGTATCGACTTATTTCAATATTTTGTGGATTATATAAAACAGCGGGATCGGGTTCGGAGTTGTTCCAGATGTTGCTGCCGAAGCCGCAGCTGAAGCCTGCACCAGACATTGCCCAGATGCGCAACGTTTCACCTGGTTGGATGGTTCCGCTGAGGGTGCAGGATTGGCTGCCTTTTTCTGAATCTAGTCGCCAGCCTGTGAGATCGATCGGTTGGCTAGATCTGTTTTGAATATCAACGTATTCTGCGGATTTGTTGACGGCTACGATGATGATCGTTTCAGTTGGTGCACTGGCTTCGAAGGTGGCTTGAGCCATCCACATGCCTACTCCAAGAGCGCTGGCTTCGTCCTGGGCTTGCTGATATAGATCTGCGCAGGCGGTATCTGGCGGGTAGCGAAATGCTTTTGCATAGCCTTGCTTGACCATTTCGTAATTGATGAAGGTATCACCCACAAAGACGAAGCGGAGGAGGCGGTCGAACTGATCGGTTTCGGATGTGTCTCGATACATGGTGACGGTCTGCCCCTTGACGAGCTCAGTGTTTTTTTGACTGGCTTCTTTGCCGAAGGGTTCAACCTGGGTGGTGCTTTCGGGCGTGTCTATGCCAATATAACGAACTGGGTAAATCACTCCGTCCATCTCAACGCGGATCGTGTCACCATCGACCACTGCAACAACTTTTGCGAATTGCGGTTCTTGAGGGCGGATACATGTTTGCGGCGATGTGACTACCACTTGTGTGAACGTTGGAGAAGGTATAGGGGTATCAGTTGGAACAGAGGTTTGCGTTGCTGTTGGAATTGCCTGGGCAGTCTGAGCATTTATAGCGGCAAAGGTCAATTCAATTTGTTTTTCAAGAGGCAAGGCTGTGGGTGTTGGAGGTTGAGCTGATTGGCAAGCCAAAACACCGATCATTAACGTGAGCAAGGCATAACGAATTCTTTTCATATTATTCTCCCTTTTTCTTCATGCGTTCGGGGTCAGTGGCGATGTAAATTCCTATAGGAAAAACGACTAGCAATAAATACAGAATCTCCGCACCATCGAGGACCTGTTGAGGGATGAAGATAAAAGCGATGGCGAGGAATGCGGCGATGATGAGGGTGGTCTTTTCACGCCTGGTGAGACTGATGTTATTCATCGGCTTTCACCCAATGGGCGGTGGGCTTGGGAGGCTGACGAAGCATGGGGAACATGACGATAGCCAAGACGATGAAGAGACCTGTTGAGAAGATGAGCAGGAATTTCAGGGGTGTGTATGCGGCAATGATGATGGTGGTGATGAGGGCGAGTGTGGCTGGAAGGGCTAGATGAATGGGGCGGAGTTTTGGGATCGAGCGCCAGGCGCGCAGTGAGACAAGCAAGATGAGGGCAAGTAGTGCGCGAAATTCTGTTGAGCTTTTGACCGCTTCTGTGAACTGTTTTTTCATTCATATCCTAAAGGGTCTCCCCCATGCGATGAAACGTCAATGCTGATAGATTATTTAGCTGGTTTTGATTTTGGGTTGTTTTTGTAAAATTCCTGCCGTTGTTCAAGCAGGGAGAGTGCGAGCTTTACATCGCTTTCAGGAAGACCATCGGCGGCATGAAGTAGGGCGCGTTTAATTGATGACAGTTCTGGCTTTGGGGGAAGTACACCGGCTTTTTCAAAAACAAGATCAACGGGTAATTGAAGGGCGTGAGCAATGGCACTTAAAGTATCGGGCTTTGCTTCTCTTTCTGCTTTCAACAGTCTAGTTACAACGCCTGAATCAATATTTGCCAATCTGGATAACTCAATTGGCTTCATGTTTTTATCGTTTAGGGTGGACTTCAGCCATTCCGCAAAGTCGATTTTTTTTGTCATCTGACAAAACATGTTACCAACCTATAAATTTCAGTGGACAGAGGAAAACTGTCCCTTGACAGATAATTCTAATTAGTTATAATTCTGTCAGTTGACAGAAAAATAAAGTTTCAAGACAAACGAGAGGCAAACATGGCGAAAGTGAAATTAGAGAAGCGTGGCAAGGCTCAGCCGGTGGCAATTGTGAGAGATGCCGATGGGCAGACGGTAGCGGAGATCACTCGAAAGTACAAGATGCTGCCGGTGGATTTTGAGACCTATGAAGGCGTTTTGCGCTTGTGTGCTGCACGTGGTTTGAACAAACGCTCGCAGGGTGTGGTTGTGAAGTCTTTGGTGAGCGCGGCATTGCGTCAGGAGCTTCCTCCCAATTTATAAGATCGAGCGCACAGGGACGGGCTGTGCGCTCATGGACGGACGGGACTGGGCAGGTCCCTTTTTCTATCGGTATTGTAGAACGGTTTTTTGAGTTTGTGGGGTAAGTGGACTGGATGGTGCAAGTGTGAGGGTTCGAACCCTTCACAGTCCCATAGGCGGCTTGGTAACCCGCTGAAGAGAATAGCAAGTTCGTTCTCTCCTCCTTTGGTTTGATGTGCGTTTTGGTCTGCTGAGATCAGTGTGGCAAGGGCGCACATCATTCCAGGGAAAAGTACCAGTGAATAGTGATCAGTGAAACCATAAGGAGAAACCATGACATCACCAGTGATCGAACAATGCATTAAATGCGGCGAAGAATGTGTACTTGGAATCAATGGCATTAGCACCCCAGCGGGCACAGTCTGCGATGAATGCACCCAGGTCAAACGCGGGTTTGCCTATACCCTATTGCCTGAAGAACGCGAAGATCTGCGCCGCACTCTCAAACAAGATCTCGCAAACGGCACACCTCATACCTCTCTATTCAAAAAAGCATTACAAGATGCAGAGGAGGTGAACTGATGGCACATCTACTTTTGCTGCCTTTTTATATGATCGCCATTTTTGCAGTCTTGCTTGCCCTTGATGAATTTATTGGCTGGCTGACTGGCAAAGGAGGCAAGTAATGCAACCACAAATCAACCTTGATACTTTGCCGGTCGCTTCGCAGTTGAATTGGAATATTGAATTCGGGCTGTGGCTGAGGCAGACCCCCACTCAGAAACATACCGAGCGGGATCATCTTTCTGTGAGCGCCTATGAAGGCGATCTGCAACAGATGAGCCGTTGGTTTACCGATCGGTACCAGGTGCAGTTTTCTCCCGATCAGTTGAACAGCGCAAACCTGCGCGAATATTTCGATGGCTTGGATGTGGCTCCGGCAACCTATAACCGCAAGCGGGCAAGCGCGCGTTTGCTGGTGAAGTGGAGCCGCCTGGTGGGCGTGTTGGACTATGACCCCATGGAGTGGATCCCTGCGCAGGATGCCGTGCGGGAAAGTCCGCGCGATATTGAAGAGCAAGACCGCTTGAAGCTGGAAGCCGTGGCTGAAGCGGGTGAAGGGTCCCTGCTGGGGCTGCGCGATTCGGTCATGTTCTTTTTGATGAACAGTGCGGGTCTGCGGGTCAGCGAAGTGATCGATCTGCTGTTGAGTGATCTGCATTTGGATGAAGGATTCATCCACGTATTTGGCAAGGGGAATAAGCATCGCAAGGTGAAGGTCGGTGGTCGCCTGGTGGAGAAGATCCGCCTCTGGCTGAACCGCAAGCCTGATTCTATTGAAGGAACGTTACTCACATCTGAAGACGGTTTGGCAATAGGACGTGGTCAAGCCTGGCGGCGCTTCGTTGCCATTGCTGAGGCGGCTGGTGTAGATGCCAGTCCGCATGATTGCCGTCATACCTATATCTTGCGCTTCATGGATGCGGTCATGTCAGGCGACCCAAGCAAGCTCCCTGCAGCGATCGATGCGGTCTGCCAGCAGACGGGTGATCGCCCGGAAGTGATCTTGAAGTATTACACGCGAGCTCGCGAGAGCGATGTCCGCGCTGTGGCGGAGGTGATGTGATGAAGAAACCGAAGGAACAAAAAACAAAACGCGCAGGAACCTATGCTGGTGCTGAGTGGATTGAAGAAAATATCCGAGCGAATAGACAGCCTATTGTGATGTCCTCCATAGGACGAAAAGCGGCTGATTTGCTTGGTGAACTCTTCGAGGGTATTTACCACCTCGACCAGAAGATGTTGATGAAAACAGATTGGTCAAACAACCTCTGGATCAAGATAAGCATTAGCCATAGGACGCTGTCAACTGTTGATTTCAACATGCTAACCATGTTGGTATTCCTTGCTCATCATCTAGCGCTACGAGTCACTGTTGAGGCAGGCGCTAGAAACCACTTATGGATCACATTTCACGAACGCCAACGTGGTGGAACATTTTTCGAGAACCATCCCACCATCGATCAAGCTGTTGAGCATTTCAAATCAATAGTGTCACTGGAGGAACAAAAATGAACCTGCGAGAGCGTTTGATGGTGATGTTGTTGACGGCGAAAGATCGCCTGATGAACGTGGTCACCTTTGGGCTGTGGGAACAAATCCGCGGCGAGGTGATGTGGCTGGATATGAAAGTGAAGAGTAAATAACAAATGGCGCGCCCGGCAAAGAAAGCAGTTGTCACCCTGAAGGTTACACATACGCCCATCCCTGCGGATCGGGTGCATGCCTGGCGCGCCGGTCTTCTGCTGCTGCTGGAATACCTGGGCGGGCGCGTGCCTGCTCAGGGGATGGAGTTTATCAATGAGTACACGAGATCTGATCTTTATAGTCGTAGTGATCGAACTGTTGTTGCATTACCTGCCCTGGCGAAGGTGGATCGGGATGGACCTGCCAAGGCTG